GTCCGTGGTGCAAGGTCAATGATTGGGTAATGTTTGCACGTTATGCCGGATCAAGGATCAAGATAGATGGTGGGGAAATTCGTCTGCTAAACGACGATGAAGTGTTAGCAACAATTGATAGTCCAGAGGACATCTTGCATGAGTTTTAATCATAGGAAGGAGTAACTATGCCAGACGAAGAAAAAAAACTAGTACCTATCGATACATCAGGACCTGATGCAGAAATAGATATTGAAGAAACAAAAGAAGAAGCCGTTGTAGAAACGGAAAACACGGAACAAGAACAAGGAACAGATAAATCATATGAAAATGAAAGAGAAACAAAGTTAGACGAAAAAAAATCTGACGAAACTTTAGAGGACTACAGCAAAGGTGTACAATCTCGTATTGCGAAATTAACTCGTAAAATGAGAGAAGCGGAAAGAAGAGAACAAGCCGCTATTGATTATGCTAAAGGTGTAGAGGAAAAAAGAAAAGCATTAGAAGCTAGGTTTGAAAAAACTGATGCTGATTATGTTAAAAAATTTGAGACTAGTATCTCAACAGGTTTGGAATCTGCACAAAAAGAACTTGCAGCAGCTATCGAATCAGGTGATGCTAATGCTCAGGTTGAGGCAAACAAAAGAATTGCAACACTCGCTTTTGAGAATGCAAAACTAGAGCAAGCCAAAGCCGGTAGAGAAGAAAAGCGGGCAGAGAAACCCGTTACTTTGTCTGAACCAACAATTCAGACACCACAAATGGACGATCCAATTAATCCAGATCCTAGAGCTGAAGCATGGGCTTCTAAAAACTCATGGTTTGGTACTGATAAGCCTATGACATACACGGCTTTTGAGATACACAAGGATTTAACGGAAAAAGAAGGATACGATCCTAACTCAGATGAGTATTATGCAGAGGTTGATAAAAGAATAAGAATTGACTTTCCGCATAAATTTGGTAATACTGAAACTAAGCAATCGACCGCCCCTGTTCAGACAGTGGCTTCAGCTAATAGAAGCGTAAAGCCTGGTCGCAAAACTGTGAGACTCACATCATCACAGGTAGCAATAGCTAAAAAATTAGGTGTGCCACTCGAAGAGTACGCAAAACAATTAAAATACACGAAGGAAGGAGCGTAAAATGGAAAAAAAAGAAAATACTTCTCGTGCGAGCCAAACACGGTCAAAGTCTGAAAGACCAAAAGTGTGGGTTCCACCGTCATCTCTAGATGCACCCCCTGCACCTGATGGATTCAGGTATAGATGGATAAGAGCTGAAGTAGTTGGCTTTCAAGATACAAAAAATATAACTGGACGTTTAAGAGAAGGTTATGAGTTAGTTAGATCTGAAGAAGTCGAAAATGCAAGTGATTACCCAACCGTTGAAGACGGAAAATACAAGGGAGTGATTGGGGTTGGTGGCCTTCTTCTTGCGAAGGTACCTAATGAGATCGCAGAGCAACGTCAACAATATATGTCTGATAGACATAAAGAACGTAACGAAGCCGTAAACAACGACCTTATGAGGGAGCAGGATAGTAGAATGCCTATCAATGTTGATAGACAATCTCGTGTAACCTTCGGTGGTACTAAAAAGTAATTTTTAAATCACTGAATTATATAAACCGTACTGGAGGCCCTTAGGGGCAGGTACATAAGGAGAAACAACTATGGCAAATAGAAACGAACAAGGTTTTGGTTTGATTGCTGCAGGAACGCTTGGATCAACTCCAGCGACTTCTGGTCAGGGCAAATACAAAATCGACGCGGGCTATGCAACTACTATTTTCAATGGTGGCTGTGTTGCTTCTAATGCTGGTTATATAATCGATGGTCAAACAACTGACGCACCGGTTTTAGGTGTACTTAACGGAATATTTTACAACGCGGCTACAACTTTAAAGCCTACGTTTGCGAATCATTACGTACAAGTAACACCAGCAAACTCAGAAGATATCGATGCATTTGTATTCGATAACCCTCATCAACAATACGTAGTAGCAACAGATGCTGCTGTGGCACAATCAGGTTTCCTAGAAACTTATGACATGAATACTTCTGCTGGTAGTACAACTACTGGAAAGTCTTCAGCGACATTAGATATTGGAGACACAAGTGCTGATTCAGCTTCATGGAGATTATTAAGATCCGCAGAGGATCCTGAAAACGAAGATATTACTGCAGCTTTTGCTTCAGTAGTAGTAGTTGCTAATCTAATCGAGCTACAAAACTAATAGCAGAATAGGAGAACAATAATGGCTATATCACGATCACAACTAGTTAAAGAACTAGAGCCAGGTTTGAACGCACTGTTCGGCTTGGAATATAAAAGGTATGAAAATCAGCATGCTGAGATTTATACTGAGGAATCATCTGACAGAGCTTTTGAAGAAGAAGTTATGTTATCTGGTTTCGCTAACGCACAAGTTAAAGGTGAAGGTGCTGGTGTTTCATTTGATGAAGCGCAAGAAACTTTCACTGCTAGATACACTCACGAGACTGTAGCTTTAGCGTTCGCAATCACTGAAGAAGCGATTGAGGACAACTTGTATGATAGACTTGCGTCTAGATATACAAAAGCTTTAGCTAGATCTATGAGTAACGCTAAGCAAGTAAAAGCTGTTGATCCATTAATTAATGGTTTCACAACTTTCCAATCTGGTGATGGTGTTGCTTTAATGGCAACTAACCACCCGACTGTAGCAGGAACGTTTGCTAATGAATTAGCAACTTCTTCTGACTTGAACGAAACTTCATTAGAACAATCAATGATTGACATTGGTAAAATGACTGATGAAAGAGGTTTAAGAGTTGCAGCAAGAGGATTGAAAATGATCATTCCTTCTGAGCTACAATTTACAGCTGAAAGACTTATGAAGTCTCAAGGTAGAACTGGAACAGCTGATAACGATATTAATGCAATCGTATCTATGGGTATGGTTCCTCAAGGTTATAGAGTGAACAACTACCTAACAGATGCAGATGCGTTCTATATCTTAACAGACGTACCTAACGGTATGAAAATGTTCAACAGAGCACCATTGACAACTGCAATGGAAGGCGACTTTGACACTGGTAACGTAAGATACAAAGCTAGAGAAAGATACTCTTTCGGAGTTTCTGACCCTAGAGGTATTTTTGGTTCGCCAGGAGCGTAATCAATAAATTTTGTGGCGGGACATAGTTCCGCCACATTTTAAAAATAAACGGTGAGATTCATGAAAAAATTTTTAATAAAAATTTGGGCTTATAACCATTATGCAAAGTTTGAAGTAGAATCAAAAGATTCCCCAACAGACCTGGAACAATCAATCCTTGACAAACTTGGAGAAAACAGTATAGTTTGGGAAAACCTTGGAGTTAGTTATGACGACAAGGTAAATAGAATAACCTATGAGGAGGTTATAGATGATACAAGACCTATACAAAACAAAAAGGTCCTTGGAGTTGAAGTGGGAACAGGAGCATCTATCTAATGGTAGATATACTCTTGAAATGGTCCGGATCGATGACAAAGTTAAAGAGGTCATCACAAAGATCAAGCTGGAAGAAGCAGCGATTGCTCACAAGCAAAACACTGTTGAAAGTGTGACTCCACAAGTTTCAGTAGCTACTTAATAAAAAGCTACATCGTTGAATAAATTCAATTCACATTACAGGCTCTCTTGCACTCTATTAAAATCTAGTATATAGTTTTATTACTATACAATTAATTAGAATACTGACGAGTATAGTCGACGGCCTAGAGACAGTATTCGGAAACTAGGAGGATATAATTATGGCTAAAACACTATTTAGAGGACCGGTTCTGCAGGGTAAGTTTAACGAGTCAGGCTTAACTGGATTCAATCTAGAAAACAAATCAGCTAACTACACAGTTGCTAATGCAGATTCTGGTAAAACTTTTACATCATCTACTGATGGAGTAGTTTTTACTTTACCTGCAATTTCTATCGGAAGAGTATTTACTTTTGTAAATACAGGAACTGATGGAACTAACACTTTAACTATCAGCCCAAATGCTAATGATGGTATTTTGTACGCTGGATCTTTAACAGATGATAAAGATCTTATTAATACAAAATCTACATCAAAAGTTGGTGACTTTGTAGTATGTGCATCTTTAAACTCAACAACTCATTGGACTATTGTTGATGTGCAAGGTGTATTTGCTAAAGAAGCATAATAAATAATTAGTGTGGGGCTTCGGCCCCACATATTAATTTAAGGAGAAACAAATATGAGTTCAGACCAAAGATTTACAAGAATAACTTCTACTGGACAGGTTAAAACTATTGGTGGAGGATCAACAAATATAGGTCCTTCAAGAATAACTTATATTCAAGCAAAAGGACACGCTAGTGGACAACTTGAATTAAGAAATAGTTCTGATAATTCTGGTGATTTATTATTTATTGCACACTTCGGAACAGAAGGTTTAGATATTTATGTTCCTGGTAACGGTATTAGATTTGATGACACTATTCATGCAACTATATCTGGAACAGGATCTGTTACACTTGGCTACACTGGCTAGGAGGTTAAATGGCTAATACAACTTCTGGAACAACAACTTTTGATAAAACTTTTTCTATTGATGAAATAATAGAAGAAGCTTATGACAGGATTGGTGTATTAGATTACTCCGGTTTTAAATTAAAAACTGCAAGACGTTCTTTAAATATAATGCTTCAAGAATGGGGCAATAGAGGTATTCATTATTGGGAAATAGATGAGTTAGATCTTGATTTAGTAGAGGGACAAGCAGAATATAAATTTTTTAGAGATAGTTCAGATGGCACAAGTGCTACTTCAACACCGAATGGTGTGTATGGAATATCTGATGTGCTTGAAGCACAGTTAAGAAGTAATAGAACAGCGACAGATCAATCAGATAGTCCAATGACAAAAGTTGATAGATCAACTTACGCTGCTTTTTCAAACAAACTTTCTAAAGGCACACCCAATCAATATTGGGTACAAAGATTTATTGATCATGTTAGCATCAGTATTTATCCAACACCGGACTCAACCAATGCATCAAAAGATATGCATTTTTATTATATAAAAAGAATTCAAGATATAGGAAACTATACAAATGCAACTGACATGCCATTTAGGTTTATACCTTGTATGGTTTCTGGTTTAGCTTATTACCTTTCGATGAAATATGCACCACAATTAGTTCAAGGTATGAAATTAGTTTATGAAGATGAATTCCAAAGAGCACTACAAGAAGATGGTTCAGCTTCAAGTACGTTTATTACACCTAAAGCTTATTACCCAGGAACATAATGTCTAAGTACGCAACAGGAAAACATGCAAAAGCTATCTCAGATAGATCAGGTATGGAGTTTCCATACCGAGAAATGGTTAGAGAATGGAATGGATCTTTTGTTCACTACACGGAGTTTGAACCAAAACAACCGCAGTTAGAACCAAAACCTATTGGTGGAGATGGTATTTCGTTACTTCATGTTAGAACAGATAGAACAGAACCAATTACAACTGTTATGTTACCACAAGATCCTTTTACAACTTACCAAGCTGGGTCTGGTGTTTTAAATGTTTTTGCACCAGGACATGGTTTAACAAATGGTACGACTTATTTATTTAGAGGTGCACCTACAACATCACCTGGAACAGGTACATCAACTAATCCTGTTTTTGCTTATGCAGCAATTCCAAACTTTGATGGGATTACCGGAGCACAAATAACTCAAGGATCTGGATACGCTATTACAACTGGACTTTTTGATAATGGTGTAAGAGTTACAACAGATTATGCTCTATCTAATTTCTTCTTCTTTACAGTTAATTCAGATACTGCTACAACAGGAAATATAAAAGGAGGAGGTTACGGATGTTCCGTGGGACCTATAACAATATCACCATGATTAAAAAATTTATTAATTGGATTAAAAATATATTTACACCTGAAAAACAGGACCCTCATTTAGAAATGTATGAAGAATTAAGATCCGACAAAACAGATAAAATAAATAAAAAATACAAAGGGGATTCTGAATAATGACATATGCAGAATTAGTAGATAAGATTAGAAACTATACAGAGGTTGATTCAAATGTTTTAACTTCTGCTATTATAAATGGTTTTATTGAAGACGCAGAATTTAGAATCATGAGAGACGTAGATTCTGATCAAAATAGAAGATACGCAACTGCCCCTTTACTTAGCGGTCAAAGATTTATAAATACTCCTCCAGATACTTTAATAGTAAGATCAGCACAAATTGTTGACTCTGATGGTGTGGGTCAAGCAAACAACAGAGATTTTTTAGAATATAGAGATACCAGTTTTATGTCAGAATTTAATTCTGCAGAATCTACAGGGGTTCCTAAATATTATAGTATGTGGGATAACGATACATTAGTTTTTGCCCCGACCCCTAATGCAGGATATACAATTCAAGTAAACTATATCTTGAAAAATCCTGGCTTATCTAGTACTAATACAACCACATATATTAGCACTAATTTTCCAAATGGACTTTTATATGCGTGTTTAGTTGAAGCTTACGGATTTTTAAAAGGTCCCAATGACCTCTTGCAATTATACGAAGGAAAGTATAAACAAGTATTACAAGGCTTCTCAATTGAACAAATGGGAAGAAGACGACGAGATGAATATCAATCTGGTGTTCCTCGAGTCGGAGGAAAATAAGGAGATAAATTATGGCTATAACACAAGCGATTGCAAATGCTTTCAAAAAACAATTACTAGAAGGTGATGCTAATTTTAAATCATCTGGCGGTGATGTTTTTAAACTAGCTCTTTACACTTCTTCAGCAACTCTAAACTCAACTACAACTGCCTACAGTGCAACTAACGAAGTTGCAAACTCAGGACAGTACACAGCAGGCGGAAGTCCGCTAACAGGTCAAAGTGCAAACATCGGAACTGGATCCGGTAAAGGTGTTGCGTTCGTTGATTTCGCTGACCTATCTTTTACAGGTGTAACGTTAACTGCTAGAGGTGCATTAATATACAATACTTCATCTGCTACAACCAATGCGGCTGTTGCAGTTTTAGATTTTGGAGGAGACAAAACAGCTACATCAGGAACTTTTACAATTCAGTTTCCAGCAGCAACCACTTCAGCAGCTATATTAAGAATCTCTGGATAGGAGAATAAAGTGGCTTTAGTCATAAATGATAGAGTAAAAGAAACCTCTACCACAACTGGTACAGGTACATTTAGTTTAGCAGGAGCGGTATCAGGCTTTGAATCTTTCGTTGCAGGTATTGGAAATTCTAATACAACTTATTATGCTATTGTTAACGAAAACGGTGAGTTCGAAGTTGGTCTTGGTACAATAACTGATGCTTCACCTGATACTCTATCAAGAGATACAATCATATCTTCATCAAATAGTGACTCTGCAGTAAATTTTTCAGCAGGTACGAAAGATGTATTTTGTACCCTACCTGCATCAAAAGCAGTTGTAAAAGATTCAAATAACGATGTAACTTTACCCGCAGATTTAAATGTTGGTGTTAATTTAGATGTCGATGGCCTTACTACAACAGATGGAATAACTAACGTTGGTAATTTTTCTACAGATGGTGGAACAATTAAACTAGATGGTAATTATCCTGTAGGAACAAATAACGTTGCATTAGGAGATCAAGCATTAGATGACGGTTCTTTGTCTGGTGCACACTCTACAGCAATAGGTCATGTAGCTTTGACTTCTAATACTTCTGGCTCTCATAATACAGCAGTTGGTTCAAATGCTTTAACTACTAATACTACAGGTGGATGTAATGTTGCTATGGGTGTAAGTGCAGTTGCTATGAATGTTTCTGGTAATCGTAATACAGGACTAGGTAGATCAGCTTTACAAGAAAATACAACAGCATCAGATAATACAGCAATAGGTTATTTTTCTATGTGTAGTAACTTAACAGGTGCAACTAATACAGCTGTTGGTATGTGTTCTTTAAAATCAAATACTTCAGCAGATGACAATACATCAATAGGTGGTCAAACACTTACAGCTAACTCCACAGGTGGCTGTAATACAGCTTTAGGCCAAGGTGCTTTATTTACCAATACCACAGGTGGCTGTAATACAGGTATTGGTCGTCATGCTTTACTTTTAAATACAACAGGGACAAGAAATGTTGCAGTAGGTTTTTGCACTTTACAAGCAAATCAAACCGGTGGAAACAATGTGGCGGTTGGATTTTGTGCTGGTCAAAGTAATACAGGAACAGCTAATGTAGCAATAGGAGATTCCGCTCTTAGACTTAACACTGCGAACGATAATACTGCTGTTGGTAATAGAGCATTATATTCACACACAACAGGTGTTTCTAATGTTGCCATAGGTTATCAATCTTTATGTAGTAACACTACTGCTTCTAATAATACTGCTCTTGGTTATCGATCTTTATGTGCTAACACAACAGGGGCTAATAGTGTTGCAGTGGGTTTTTGTGCTTTAGGTGCTAACACAACAGGCGCATCTAATACAGCAATTGGAACAGACTCTTTAAAAGCTAATACTACAGGTTGTTGTAATGTGGCAGTAGGAATGAATACTTTGGAAGCCAATACAACGGCAGACAATAATACAGGACTTGGTTATAATGTTTTAGTTTCTAATACAACAGGGACTCAAAATACAGCAATAGGTGCTAACTCATTGGATGCTAATACAACAGCAGATAACAATACAGGAATTGGTTATAATTCTTTAACAGCTAGCACAACAGGCGCTAACAACTCCTCAATTGGGGCTTTTACTTTAGCAGCTAATTCAGAGGGCACAGCAAATAATGCGTTTGGTACTGCCGCTATGGCTAAAAATACAACAGGAGATAATAACGTAGCAATTGGATGTGGTGCTTTATGTACTAACACAACAGCAGATAATAATACAGCTGTTGGTCATACTGCTTTAAAAGCTAACACCACAGGTACAACAAACACTGCTGTTGGTAGAACTTCATTATTTTCTAATACAACAGGATCAAATAATTCTGCTTTAGGATCAGGTGCATTAGAAAATAATACAACAGGAGATGGTAATGTATCAGTAGGAAAAAATTCTTTAACCGCAAATACAACAGCAGATAATAACACCTCTGTTGGTTTTCATTCTATGTTAGCTAACACAACAGGTTGTCAAAATACAGCAGTAGGTTCATTAGCACTAGATGCAAATACTACAGGAAATTGCAATACAGCAGTTGGTAGAGATGCTTTAGGAGTTAACACAACAGCTTCAAAAAATACAGGATTAGGTTCTTGTGCTTTAGCTAAAAATACCACAGGTGAAGAAAATTCAGCAATAGGATTTTTAGCTTCTGCTTGTAATACAACAGGAACTGCTAATGTATCTTTAGGAGTTCAAACTTTAAGAAAAAATACAACAGGTTCAGGCAACACTGGATTAGGTACTTTAGCTTTAAATGAAAACACAACAGCGGATAATAATACAGCTGTTGGAACTTGTTCCTTGTGTGCTAACACAACAGGTGCTAACAACACAGCGATTGGTTTTAAATCTTTAATAGCTAATACCACAGCAGATGATAACACAGCGGTTGGTTTTAGAGCACTTTGTTCTAATACGACAGGAACAAATAATGTCGCTATGGGAAGACAAGCATTAGGATCTAACACAACAGCATCACTTAATACTGGAATAGGTAAAAGTTCTTTATTAGATAATACAACAGGTAGTAGTAATTCAGCATTAGGTTTTGCATCATTACAAGTTAACACAACAGGTTCTTTTAATACTGCTGTTGGAGATAGATCTTTAAATTCTAACACAACAGCTTCTAATAATACTGCTGTAGGTCTTTGTTCTTTATTTGCTAACACAACAGGTACAGCAAATTCAGGTTTTTCAAAAAATGCTTTACTAAGCAATACAACAGGCTCATGTAATACTGCTTTAGGATTAGGTGCTTTGGCTTTTAACACCACTGCTGGAAACAATACAGCAGTTGGTACTTGTGCTTTATATACTAACACAACAGGTTGTCAAAACGTAGCATTAGGTAGTTCTGCTTTAAAATTAAATACTACAGGAGATAATAATGTTGGTGTAGGTGTTCAGGCACTTTTCTCTAACACTACAGCAGATAATAATGCTGCAGTAGGTTATCAAGCACTTTCAGTTAATACGACAGGTGCAAGTAATAACGCATTTGGTTATAGAGCATTACGTTGTAACACCACAGCCTCAAATAACACAGCAATGGGTTTTTGTGCTTTATTTGCTAACACAACAGGTGGAAGCACAGTTGCACTTGGAATCTGTGCTTTAAGATCACAAACTACAGGAGATTCAAATATAGGAGTTGGTGAAAGAGCTGGTTGTGGTTTAACTACAGGAAATGGAAATATAATAATTGGTCAAGGTGCTGGTCAAGGAACAATAACAGGAAACTGTAACGTATCAGTTTCTTATCAAGGTTTTACTGCTTTAACATCTGGTAGTCACAACGTAACATTAGGAACGCAATCTTCTTTTGCTCTTACTTCAGGAGAAAAAAACATAGCAATTGGTTGTCGTGCTTTATTTAGCAGTACAACAGCAGATAATAATGTGGCTGTGGGTTCTCAAGCTTTAAGTTCTAATACTACAGCAGAAGGAAATGTTGCAGTTGGTGTAAGATCACTTGTAAATAATACTACAGGAGCAAATAACACAGCTGTTGGATTTTGTGCAGCAGATGGTGTAACTACAGGTAATTGTAATATAGCATTAGGACAACATGCACTTGATGGTACTTCAACATCTAGCAGTAACATTGCAATTGGTTATAAAGCATTATCAGGTGGTAATAGTAATGGTTCCAATTTAGCAATAGGAAGACAAACACTTTTCTTCACTTCTACAGGAAAATGTAATATTGCAATTGGGGATAGGTCACAATACTGTAACACAACAGGTACTGTAAATACTTCTGTTGGATATGAAGCATTAGAAGAAAATCAAACAGGAGCGGGAAATACTGCTCTCGGTTTTAGAGCGTTAGAAAAAAATACATCAGGGTGTAATACAGCTTTAGGAGATGGTGCTTTACAATTCAACACAACAGGTAGTACTAATATAGCAGTTGGAAGATCATCAGCCGCTAGTAATACAACGGGTATTAGAGGTTTAGCTATAGGTACTTGTGCTTTGTGTTCTAACACAACAGCTTCTGACAATATGGCTATTGGATTTTGTGCTTTAAAATCTAATGTAACATCTGGCGATAACATGGCTATCGGTAATTTTAGTTTAGAAGACAATACATCTGGTTCTGGTAATATTTCAATAGGTCTTTCAGCAATGAGAGAAAACACAGAAGGCACAGCTAATACAGCAATAGGTAGATCAGCATTAACTTGTAACACTACAGCTTCAAATAACACAGCTGTAGGCAGATCAGCATTATGTGCTAACACTACAGGTAGTGCTAATGTAGCTGTTGGTTGTGGTGCTTTAAAAAGTAATACTACAGGTACAGATAATATTTCTCTTGGTTCACAGACACTTAAATTAAATACTACAGGAAACAGAAACATTGGAATAGGTAGTTTAGTTTTAGATGCAAATACAACAGGTGATGAAAATACAGCTGTTGGTACTTCAGCAATGGGTGCTAACACTACAGGTGAGTATAATACAGCATTTGGAAGAAGTGCATTAACTGCAAATACCACAGCTTCCAATAACACAGCAGTTGGTTATGAATCTTTATTATCTAACACAACAGGTGACTTTAATGTTTCTATGGGTGCTTATTCACTTGATGCTAATACTACAGGTGAAGATAATGTTGGTTTAGGAAGTTACACATTATCTGCTAATTCTACAGGAGTAAGAAACGTAGCCGTAGGTTATGCTTCTGGATTTAGCAATACTACAGCTAACGACAATACATCAGTTGGTACTTGTGCTTTATATTCTAATACAACAGGAACAAGAAACACTGCTGTAGGAAGATGTGCATTATCTTCTAATACTACACAAACAGATAACACCGCAGTTGGTTTTGATTCACTTCGTGATAATACAACAGGATTTTCTAATACAGCGGTTGGAAGAAATTCATTATCAGAAAACTCTACAGGTAAATGTAATGTAGCAATGGGTTATTTTGCTTTAGCTTGTAACACAACAGCTGTTAGTAACACTGCTATAGGGTTTTCTTCATCATCTGCTAATACCACAGGTGCAAATAATACATCATTAGGTTTTTGTTCTTTAAAAGGTAATACGACAGGTGCTAATAATACTGCTCTAGGTTATCAAGCACTAGATTCAAACACAACAGCGAGTAATAATACAGCAGTTGGTTTTCAATCATCTTTTGCTATCACCACAGGATCAAACAATACAGCTCTTGGTCTTCAGTCTATGTACTACAACAGTACAGGACAAAAAAACGTAGGTGTTGGTAATAACACATTAGGAGCTGGTGGTGCAGGCGGAAGTTTCTCTAGCAATACAGCAGTTGGTTTTGATGCTTTAAGAGAAGTTACAACAGGTTCTAATAACGTAGCAATTGGAACTTGTGCGTTAGAAAATAATACAACAGCAAATGAAAATGTGGCCATTGGTAGATGTTCTATGTTTGAAAATACTACAGGAACTCAGAACGTAGCAATGGGTAGTTATTCTCTAGATTCAAATACAACAGCAGATAACAATGTAGCTTTAGGTTATCAAGCTTTATGTTCTAATACAACGGCACCAA